ACAGACTTAAGAACAACAACAGGAACAGAGAAGCATTCATGCGTTCAGGTAACTTACCTGTTAGGTACGAGGTTCTAAACGAAGGACCAAGAACTAAGTTGGCAAGTCCTTTCTATGATACTGACGTTGAACATATGACAGTTGGTGACGTAACTTTATTCCCAGACACAGGTGTTGTTTATGTTGGTAATGAATTGATTCGTTATTCTTCTAGAAATACAACACTTAATAGACTTGTTGGTCTTACAAGAACAGCAAACTTAAACAACTATACTGCTGGAGCAAACAGAACATACACTGCTGGTGTAGCAGGAACCTACAATAAGAACGAGGGTGTTATCCTACTCACCACTACTGCAACACCACAGATTAACCACTGGGGTTCTGCATATCTAACAGACGGTGGCTTCGATGAAGATAGAGGATACCTCTTCAACTATCAGGAATCTGAGATTGAGATCTCAGTTACACCGTATACGGTCTTCCTAATCCGTCTATCACCTAGTGTGTCTAACGCACTGACTGGTGACTTGGGTGAGAGAGAACTAATCAACAGAGCACAGTTGCTACTGAAGAGTGTAGAAATTACTACACAGGGTGGTAGTTCTTCTCAGGGAGTTATCGTTGAAGGAATTCTAAACCCGATCAACTATCCAAACAACCCTGCTGACATTACTTGGGGTGGTTTGAATACATCTGGTGAAGGTGGACAACCATCATTCGCTCAGATTGCATCTGGATCTAGTGCTAACTGGAGTGCTGGTGGTTCTAATATTACTGCTACCAACGCTACTACTAGAAACTTCTGGACTAAGTGGGTTAGATTCAACAAGACTGACGTTCAGGGAGTTGAGGTAGGTATGCAGGTGACTGGTGGATCACTACCTGGTGGTTCAACTGTATCACAGATTAGAAATGCTAATAGTACTCAAGTATGGATCGTCTTCTCTCAGAACACGTATCCAGGAAGCACTGGTAGTACAACATATACATTCATTGTTCCTCCATATGCCCAGCCAGGTGAACGAATCTTCTCATTCGTGGCAGCACCAGGACAAAGGGATGGTATTGACTTGACCGAACTTAAAGAGTTAACTAATACTCCTATCGGTGGTCGAGGTACGTTCCCGAATGGACCTGACGTTCTGGCGATTAACGTTTATTGTACATCAGGTAGTGCATTCAACAGCACGATTAACCTCAGATGGGGTGAAGCACAAGCATAGGAGGTCACATGGCACAACCAGCTAGTAGAACACAATTAGCAGATTACTGCAAAAGACAATTAGGTGCTCCTGTACTTGAAGTCAACGTTGATGATGATCAAGTAAGTGATGCTATCGATGATGCTCTCCAATATTATAGGGAGCGTCATTATGATGGTATGGAGTTGATGTACCTAAAGCATAAGATCACAGCAGATGACAAAGCCAGATTTGGTACTAAATCTGAGACCATCATGACAGATGCTGATAGTACCAAATGGGAACGATCAGATAATTATATTAATATCCCTCAACATATAATGGGGATATCTAAAGTATTTGGATTAGCAAGTAATGCTATCCGTAACAACCTATTTGGTATTGAGTATCAGATCTTCTTGAATGACCTGTATGCTTTTGGTTCTCTTGACATGCTTAACTACTTTATGGTTAAGCAGTGGTTAGAAACTATTGACATGGTTCTAAACAATGGAGCATTTGTTGAGTATAGATTTAACCAGAGACAAGATAGATTATATCTTGACATTGATGATTCAATGTTGACAGAAGAATTATATCTTGTTATACAATGCTATAGAGCATTAGAACCAGATACTTTCACACAAGTTTATAATGATCCTTTCGTGAAACAATACTCTACTGCTAAGATAAAGAGACAGTGGGGTCAGAATCTAATCAAGTTTCAAGGTGTTAACCTACCAGGTGGTGTTCAACTTAATGGTAGAGAATTGTTCAATGATGCTAACGAAGAAATTGCAAGACTAATGGAGATGTCTTCCAACACCTATGAACTTCCACCTATGGATATGATAGGATGAAAAGTATATACTTCCCTCAACATGGTGGAGTTGGTACTGAACAAGCTCTTATTCAATCATTGGTTGATGAGCAAATAAAATTATTTGGTACTGATTGCTACTATCTCCCTCGTAAGATGATCAAGGATGTAACCCTTGATGATGTTTTATATTCTGAGTTCAAGACTCAGTATATGATTGAGATGTTCTTAATTAATGTTGAAGGATTTGGATCACCATCAGAATTTATTAGTAAGTTTGGTCTGACAATAACAGATGAGATTACTTTTGTTGTATCAAAAAATAGATGGAGTCAAATATTTCAAGAGTTTGCAGATGTCACAACTGTAGATGGTAGACCTAATGAAGGAGATTTGATCTACTATCCACTAACAAAAGCATTATATGAGATTAAATTTGTAGAAAGAGAAGCTCCATTCTATCAGTTAGGTCAGACATATATCTATCAGATGACTGCTGAGATCTACCAGATTGGTGATGACAAGTTTGATACTGGTATTCCTGATGTTGATGTAGTAGAAGAAATATATTCTACTTCTATTTCTATACAAATGGATACTGGTGGTACTGGTGAGTATTCACTCAGTGAAATTATAACTGGTTCTACCAGTGGTGTTGAGGGTGAAGTTGCATATTGGGATCGTTCAACCGATATACTAACCATCATAAATAGAACAGGAAACTTCCTAACTGGTGAGACTCTTACTGGAGGTACTAGTACCACAGCAAGAACAATCACTACCATTGACAATTTGACAATGGGTGATAGGGCAGCAGCAGATAATAGAGAGATCGAAGACGCTGCTGATGACTTAATCGATTGGGGTGAGGTAAACCCATTCGGGGAATTTGGTAATTTTACAACAGGTGACTTCTAATGTTAGGACCACATTTTTATAATGAAGCGATACGAAAATCCGTTATTGGTTTTGGTACGCTTTTTAATAACATAGAAATTAAAAAGACGGATAATGCTGGAACTGTTATAGAATCTGAGAAGGTTCCTCTAGCATATGGTCCTAAAAATAAATTCCTTTATAGGTTAGAACAAAGTCCAGACGTAACAAAGAAGGTTGCGATTAAACTACCACGTTTATACTTTGAGTTAACCAATGTAACATACGATAGTGGTAGGAAGACTAGTGCTATTAAAAAAATTAAATCTGCTATTCCTGCTGCTGGTAGTACAGATAATGCGAAGCAAATACAAACACAGTTTGTTCCAGTACCTTATGACATGTCATTTGAACTTGGTATCATTGCTAAGTCATCAGATGATGCTCTACAGATACTAGAACAGATACTTCCATATTTTCAACCATCATTTAATATAAGTCTTAAGTTCATTCCTGATATGAATGAAACTAGAGACGTTGCATGCATTCTAAACAGTGTTGACTATGCAGATGATTGGGATGATAGTTTCTTAGAAAGAAGGAGTATAGTTTGGACTCTACAGTTTACTGTTAAGTCTTACATCTATGGTCCTTACAGTAAGGCAGATGTTATCCGTAAGGCACGTGTCATCGAAACTCTTGGTGATAAAGATGTTAGTAAGAGGAATGTTGAAAGATCTTATACACCTAAGGCTCTAGAAGATAAGAATGCAGATGGTGTTATCAATACAGCAGATGATGATTTGGTAGTTTCCACAGACGACTTTGGATTTAATGAAGGATTTACAGTATTATGAGTAAGTTAGATAAAAATATGGAGGAGATGTTAGACATCGAAATCTCCACTACACCAGCACCAGCACCTAAACCCGTAAAGGATCAGGCTAAGGATACCTCAGAAGATGTAGAGAAGGACTATGAATATACTAGAGGACAACTCTACAACCTCATAGATAAGGGTCAGGAGGCAATACAAGGAGCATTAGAGGTTGCACAGGAGTCAGGGCATCCAAGAGCATTTGAGGTTGCTACAAACGCTATGAAGCAGGTAGCAGACATGACCGATAAACTCATGGATCTACAGAAGAAAGTTGCTGATCTTGATGAAGAAAAGAAAGGTCCAACTAAAGTAACTAACAATGCCATGTTCGTAGGAAGCACTGCTGAGTTACAAAAGATGCTTAAACAAATGAACAATGGTAAAAGGTAATCTGTTAGGATTGCATAACATTAATAATAATATTATAATATAGTATGGATGTATTGAACACTATGAGATTAAACGAAGGAGACGTATACCGTCTCACCACTGCTTGCAAGTTGTATCAGGAACAAACTGGTTCTGAATACATGTATGATGAGTACCAACATTTGATCGAAAAAATTAATACAATGTGCGAACAGGGGTATTGTGCTTTTACAGAAAGTACACCATGACCGAAGAAAAAATTAAATCTCTATGCTATACAAAGGAAGAAGTCGATCAGATGATTGCTGATGCTGTTGCAGAAGCACGTGCTATTGACGAAGAATCTATGCGTAAGCATAATAGAGATGCAACGATCATTAGTATGATCTTAGGGTTCACTTGTTTAGCATTATTTGTAGATGGATTACTTCGCATACTTGGTGTCGTTCCACCATTTGCAGGTCTCGATGTTAATATTGTGGATGCTATCGCAGAAAAAACTAAAGTCATTGTAGAAAATGACATGGTTAAATCTGGTATAAGTAAATTACATAGTTG